GGTCATGATGTGGAAGAGTTCGTCGGGGTGGTGAGGCGCTACGGTGCCGGACACGACGTACAGCAGCTGATCGACGCTGCAAGCCGGCCGCCTGAGGTGGCCAAGATCAACATTTCGAGGGCCTGCGGAACCTGTCTGCTCAAGTCGGCGTGATTCTGGACAGGTTTGGACGGATGAAAGCCTATGGCAGCCCTATCAAATGAGGTGAAGGTCTTCGTGATTCAGGCCTTGGCCTGCTTCGATACGCCTTCCCAGGTGGCCGAGTCGGTCCAAAAGGAATTCGGCCTCACTATCACCAGGCAGCAGATCGAGTCGCACGACCCCACGAAGGTTTCGGGCAAAGGCCTGGCCGCCAAGTGGAAGCAATTGTTCGAGGACACTCGCCAGCGCTTCCGCGAGGACATCGCTGCAATACCGATCGCCAACAAGGCATATCGCTTGCGCGGACTGAACCGGATGGCTGACAAAGCTGAGGGAATGCGCAACCTGGCCCTGACCGCTCAGCTATACGAGCAGGCGGCCAAGGAATGCGGCGACATGTACGTCAACCGCAAGATTGAACCCGACAAGCCCCTGGGCTCCCAGGCGGACCAGCAGCACGCTGTTGCTGAGTACAAGCTGGAGCCTGATGAGAATGTCCCCGCTACCCCGTACCTATGAGGCGCCGGTCAAGCTGACGCCGAAGCAGGCGAACATCTACGTGTGGGGCTTCCAGCGTAATGCCCGCTTCCGCGATGCGGTCTGTGGTCGGCGGTTCGGCAAGACCTTCCTTGGCAAGGCCGAGATGCGTCGTGCGGCCCGGCTGGCTGCGGAGTGGGGCGTGAGCGTTGAGGATGAGATCTGGTACGCGGCCCCGACGCAGAAGCAGGCTCGCCGAGTGTTCTGGCGCCGACTGAAGCAGGCCATTCCGCGAGAGTGGCGTGAGTGCAAGCCGAACGAGTCGGATATGCTGATCACGCTCAAGAGCGGCCACCTGATCCGCTGCGTGGGCCTGGAGAATTACGACGACCTGCGCGGCTCAGGCCTGTTCTTCGTGCTGGTGGACGAATGGGCGGACTGTAAGTGGGCTGCCTGGGAAGAAGTCCTGCGACCGATGCTGTCCACGTGCGAGTACGTCGTGCCTGGCGTCGGCAAGTGCAAGGGCGGTCATGCGCTGCGAATCGGCACCCCGAAGGGCTTCAACCACTGCTTCGACACCTACCGCGACGGCCAGGTCGGCGGCGAGCCAGACCACAAGAGCTGGCTCTATACCTCTCTGCAGGGCGGCAACGTCCCGGCCGAGGAGCTGGATGCGGCCCGCCGCAAGATGGACCCACGCACGTTCCGGCAGGAGTACGAAGCCAGCTTCGAGAACTATGCCGGGGTCGTTTACTACACCTTCAGCCGAAGCGAGAGCCGAACCAGCGAGCGAATCAAGCCGGGCGAGGCCCTGCACATCGGCATGGACTTCAACGTCATGAAGATGGCCGCGGTGGTCTACGTCGTCCGCGACGGGCTGCCCCTGGCTCTTGATGAGTTCCACTCGGTGCGCGACACGCCGGAGATGATCGAGAAGATCAAGGCCAGGTTCCCCGGCCACGGCATAGCGGTCTATCCCGACGCCAGTGGCCAGAACACAAGCAGCAAGAACGCCAGCGAATCCGACCTTTCCTTGCTGCGCAAGGCTGGGTTCACGGTGATCGTGGATTCCCATAACCCGAGCGTCAAAGACCGGGTGAACTCGGTCAACGCCATGCTGCTGAACAGCTACGGCGAGCGCCGGCTGAAGGTCAACATGGACCAGTGCCCACAGCTGACGTTGTGCCTGGAGCGTCAGACCTACGACAAGCATGGCGAACCCGACAAAGACCCGAAGAAGGGTCATGACCACATGAACGACGCCGCCGGCTACTTCATCGCCAAGCGCTATCCGATCAACGTGGACATGACCGCCAGCCAACCCCTGAGAATGTGAACATGAGCGATAACCCGAGCATCACGCTGCCCGCTGTCGACGCGATGCGCGCCTACTGGGCCGTGATCTCGCCGCTCATGGGCGGGACGATGGCGATGCGCGCCGCGGGCAAGGCCCTGCTGCCGCAGTACCCAGCTGAAGACGACGAAGCCTACAAAGAGCGCCTGCGCCTCTCGACCCTGCTGCCGGCGTACTCCGAGACCGTGGGCAACATGACCTCCCGCGTGTTCGCTGAGCCGCTGCAGGTGGGCGACGATGTGCCAGAGGCCATTGTCGAGATGACCAAGGACATTGACCACGCCGGCAACGATCTCAACTCCTGGGCGGTGGGGTTCTTCACCGAAGGCTTGAGCCATGGGCTGTGCCACGCCTTCGTCGATCACCCGCCAGCGGGTGAGCTGAAGACCCAGGCAGACGAGCAGGCCGCTGGTGTGCGCCCCTATGTGGTGATGGTGAGGCCTGAGCAGGTGCTGGGTTGGCGCTCCAACGGCGGCGCGCTGACCATGATCCGCTACATCGAGGTGGTCGAGGAGGAGGATGGGGAGTTCGGCGCCAAGTGCGTCGAGCAGATTCGCGTGCTGGAGCCTGGCTCTTGGCGAACCTATCGCAGGTCGGCCAAGGCCGTACGGGGCAAGCAGGCCGCAGCCGGCGGTACCTGGGAGCTGCACGAGGAAGGCACCAATAGCCTGACCGCGATTCCGTGGGTCACCTTTTACACCGGCCGCACAGGCTTCATGACGGCCAAGCCGCCGCTGATTGAGTTGGCGCACCTGAACGTGAAGCACTGGCAGAGCCAGAGCGACCAGGACAACATCCTTCACGTGATCCGCGTCCCGATCCTGGTTCGCATCGGCATCCAGACCCAGTACGACAACCAGGGGAAGGTGATCCCGCCAGAATTCAAAGTGGGCACAGGCCAGCTGACCGATTTGCCCAAGGATGGTGACCTCAAGTACGTCGAGCACACCGGCCAGGCCGTCGATGCGGGTCGCACCGCGCTGCAGGACCTGATCAACGAAATGCGCATGGCCGGGGCCAAGCTGCTTACACCGGACAAGACGGCCACCAAGACCGCCACCCAGGCGGAGGAGGAGGCGGCGCAGGAGCTTTCCCCGCTGGCGCGCATGGCGCACCACTTCGCCGACTGCCTGGCGCAGCTGCTCCAGTTCATGGCCGATTATCGCGGCCTTGGCGATGGCGGCACGGTCGAGATGCGCGGCAACTTCGACGTGGACTACATGCCTGAGGTTTCGCTGCCGACGCTGGTGTCCATGGCCAATGCCGGCATGATCAGCAAGGAGACGCTGTTCACCGAGATGCAGCGCCGAGGCGTCATCAGCGATGAATACGACTGGGAAGAGGAACTGGCGAAGATTGAGGCCCAGGGCCCGGCCCTCGGTACGCTGTGATGAAAACGGCCAATGAGAAGCTGCTGGATGAGCTGATAGGCCATGAGGTAGACCTGTCCAGGCTGAGCAACAGCCAGGTCGTTGCGGTCATCAGAGTGCTGAACAGCGCGGACTCGGAACTGCGGGCAGCGCTAATTGCTGCCCTCGATACCCTGGACACAGGCGCTTCCGTTGCGGCGATCGATGCCGCTTTGGCACCTGTGCTGCGGATCAATCAATCGACGTTCTTCAGCGTTCAGCAGGCGCTTACAGGCGTGATCGACGGCGTTGCCAGCTATGAGATTGCTTTTCAGGCGGCCGCGCTTACAGCGGCCGTTCCTGAGCTTGTACAGGCTAGATTCCCCATAGCCGTTGCTGAATTCAGCCAGGTGCGAGCCATTGCGCTGGCAAGGCCATTCCAGGGGCGACTGCTCAGCGAGTGGATGGCGGGCATCGAGGCTGACCGGGCTGCGTCGATTCGAAGCGCTGTGCGGTCCGGGGTTCTCGAAGGTCGAACGACGCCGGAAATCGTCCGACAGATTATGGGCACCAAGGCTGAAAAGTACGCCGACGGCATCCTGCAGAAGCCTCGTCGCGAGGTAGAGGCGGTTGTCAGGTCTGCTGTATCCAGCACGGCAGAGGCGGCAAGCGACAAGGCGTTTGAGGCCAACAGCGACATCATCAGTCATGTCGAGTGGCTGAGTACGCTGGATAGCCGAACATCGACGACCTGCCGAATTCGCGACCGCCTGCCGTACACGTTGGGCACATACCAGCCCATTGGGCACAAGGTGCCATGGCTCGCCGGGCCTGGCCGAATCCACTTTTGCTGTCGCTCGACCAAGCTGCCGATCCTCAAGAGCGCCTTGGCGCTGGGGATCAGCGATGCGGCGACCCGGGCGAGCATGGACGGCCAGGTACCGCAGCAGACCACGTACGCGCAATGGCTTGCACGCCAGCCTGCCGCCCGCCAGGACGAGATTCTCGGACCAGAGCGGGGGAAGCTCCTGCGCCAGGACAAGCTGAAGCTGCAGGACTTCTACAACGACAAGGGCAAGTTCTTGACGCTCGATGAGCTGCGGGAGCGCCTTCTGTAGCGCGCGCCACAAAACACCATAGCGCCATTTCGTGGCGCGCAATTCCAGAGCCTCGCCCAGTGCGGGGCTTTTTCATGCCTGCGGTTCGGATGGACGGGGCGACCTGGGGCTGGATGGCTCACCAACAGGCCGGATGGCCAAGAGAGACGAAATGAAACTCAAGACTGTTGAAGTGGATGGCAAGCAGTACGCAGTGATCGAAGATGGCAAGCCCGTCTACACCGATGACGACGGCAAGGACGTCGCTTTCGATGCAGTTGGCACTCGCAACACCATCACCCGGCTGAATGCCGAGGCGAAGTCGCACCGTGAGCGCGCAGACAGCTTCGAGAAGACTGCGAAGGCGTTCGAAGGCATCGAAGATGCC